CACCAACATCCTGTGGCTGCGCACCACCGACGTTGATACGACGCAGTGGGTGCAGGTCAATGGCGGCAGCGGCGTCGGCGTGCAGGGACCGCAGGGACCGCAGGGTAATGTCGGCCCGCAAGGCCCGGCTGGTCCGACCGGGCCAGCCGATGTGGATTCGGTCAAGCACGTTGCGCAGACGCTGACGAGCGCGCAGCAGCTACAGGCGCGCAGCAACATCGCAGCGGCACCGTTCGACGCGATTGGCTACAGCGGCATGCAGGTCAACGGGTCGTTTGAAATCAACCAGCTCCCGGGCGGGGCAGCTGCGAACGGGCCGCTCGCTGATGGCTGGCTGTTCTATCGGTCTGGTCCGGTGGTTGCGTCCGCCAATGTGTATGATGCGCCGGGGGTGTTTCCCTATCACCCCAACTGCGCCGTCATAAGCATATCAACCGCAGATGCCGTGATGGCGGCGGGTTCGTACTTGGCGATGGGTCAGGGCATCGAAGGCTATCGCATGGCCCGGCTGAACTGGGGCACCGCCAACGCCTCTCCGCTCACGATTGGTTTCTGGTGCTCGCATCCGACAGTCGGGACTTACAGTCTGTCTGTTCGCAACGGGAGCAGCAACCGCAGCTACGCCACGACCTATACCCAGAACGTCGCCAACGCTGCCGAATACAAGACGGTGACCGTTCCCGGCGATACATCCGGGACGTGGGCGCGAGACAGCGCGATGGGCATCCAGCTGTGGTTCGTGGCGGCGAGCGGCTCAACGTACATCGCACCGACGGCGAACGCTTGGCATACCGGAAACTACATCGCTGCGCCGGGGCAGATAAACGGCGCGGCTACGGTCAACAATCCCTTGCGCGTAACCGGGCTGACTGTGCTGCCCGGCGTCTCGGCACCAACCGCAGCGCAGTCGCCGCTGGTCATGCGGCCATACGACCAAGAGCTTCTTCTGTGCAGGCGCTACTTGTGGACCAGCAATCCAGCTTCGCCGAAGGGCACGCTTGTCGGCATGCTGTCCGGCCACACCGTGACCACTGGTGCCATCGGGTTTTCCACGTGGCGTTTTACAGTGCCGATGCGGATCGTTCCCGCGCTTCAAATCTGGAATAACGGCGTGCAGAACCAGCTGCGCACGACAACGTCCGGCACGGTGTTCGCGATGGCCTCTGGTCCGGGCAACAACTACTGCTCCACTGAAGGCGTGAGCTTGCTACCTGTTGGCACGACGACTCCCAACACGTGGGTGGACTTCGACATGATCGCGGACGCGAGGTTCTGATGGCCTTCAACTTTCCAGCCACGCCAACGCTAGGAGATGAGTACGCCAGCGGCGGCATCACCTTCGTCTGGAACGGCTACGGCTGGAACGTGAAGGCGAGCGACGCGCCGATTGACGACAAGCTCTACGGCCGGAAGAACGCGACGTGGGCGGAAATCGTTTCGGATGTCACGAAGTCCTACGTTGACACGGAGCTGGCGAAGCGTGTCGCCAAGACTGGCGATGCCATGAGCGGCGACCTGTCAATCGTGAAGGTCGATCCATCTCTCGTCCTGAACAAGAGCGCGGCTCTGGAAACCAACGCTGTCTATGGCCGGTTGAACGGCGCGCATCGCTGGCTGATCGCGGCCGGTAATGCCGTTGCAGAAACCGGCGGCAATGTCGGCTCCGACTTTGGCATCTATCGCTATGCAGACAACGGCGGGTATCTCGCCAGCGCGCTGTATATCAACCGCAGCAGCGGCAACGTCACCATTGGCAGTGAACTGGCGGTGTCTGGCGGCGCGACTGTCACCGGCGCTATCATCACAAGCAGCGAACTGAAGTTGAAGCAGGGCGCAGTCGGCACTATTCGCTTCGGGCCTGACGATGGTCCCTATCTTCACTTCAATGGCACCAAGCTGTCTGTCAGCAGAAGGTTGGGCGTTCCAGCTCCGACAGAAGCCGATGACGCGACGAACTACAATCACGTGGAGGACCGCGCAAACGCGTGGGGTTCGTATCACGCTGGGAGCAGGATGGCGATTGCTGGTGGGACTTTTACTGGCAAAGTGGCTATGAACGCTTCGCCATATCACATCGCTTGGGCGTCAGGTGATGCAGGGTTACAGGTCTACGGCAACAGTGGCTACAACCACGCCTACATGGAATTTCACAGGCCGGGGTTCGCTACCAACTTCGGCATGGACGAGAACGGCAACTTCCGCATGGGAGGCTGGTCACATGGAGGAGGTAATTGGTACCAGTTCTGGACAACGCGCGACTTCACGGCCTTGCCAAGTGTCACTCCATACTATCACGCAGCGCAATGGGCCTACATCGCCGACACCTATCACCCTTCAAGTGAAGGGATAAAAGAGCCTCACGCCGGTGGCGTTGTGACAGGCGCGACGGGCATTGATGGTGGTGTTGGTTATTATAATCGCTACCGCGTGCTTCAGGTTCTGAATTACCAATGGTGGAATGTGGGCTACACATGAGACACATTCATCACGGCAAATGGCTGCGCTATACGCCGGAGCGATTACCCGAGCACGCACCGCCGCTCACAATGTTCGCGCGCCGTGAAAGCGACGGCGTGGACTGGTACGAGTACATCAATCCGCACCTTGAACCCCTGACCAGCAAACTGAGGGATCAGCCAGCCAAAAGCAATTTCGCTAAAGACAGCGTGAAGTTTGCGGCATTCATGACCGACCTGCCTGACGGCACGCAACGATACGTGGTCGGTCCGGCTGTCCACGACGAGAACAGGATATGGCCAGCTGGTCATATCGTGGTTGAGATACCGGACTACGCAGGCAGTGATCCGCAGGAAGAACTGCGCAACAAGGTCTATGACCCTGACACTGAGACATTCACCGACCAGCCTCCGCGCGCAGGCGGCAACTTTCTGCAAGACTTGTCCGACCTGATGACCCGCTTCGAGAGACTTGAAAAACGCCTCACTGAAAAGGGAATCCTGTGAGCATCATCGACCACGGAACGTGGACAAGCTACAAGCCCGAAAGGACTTCCGCCGACGCGCCGGAAAACGCTCTCTTTCTGCGCCGCGAGAGTGATGGCGCAGACTGGTACGCGTATGTTCGCTCAGGAAAACACTTCAGGCCCGACACGGTGAAGCTCGTGCTTGAGCAGCGCGATAGCGAGACTGTCGTCAGGACGGTTGCTGTGGAGGCTCCCCGACTGTTTCCAATTAACGGACACGTCGTTGAGATTGAGAATATGAAGCGCAAGCAGGATGAGTCCTCCCTGCTTGAGGAATTCGTAAACAGGCGCTTTGACCTCAAGACCGCAAGGACCGGCGAACGTCTGGAGCCGAAACAGGCAGACAACATTCTGGCGCGGCTGACCAAACTGGAAGAACGCCTCACCTCACTCGAACAGCAGAAATCGAAGGGACTTCCATGACCGAACCAAAGACCCAGCAGGAAGCACTAAACCAAGCCATCGACAGGGAGACTCGCCAAGTCATGGGCGACCTGATGATGCAGACCATCATCCTGAAACAGGTGCTAAACCTGACGCAGCAGCCGCAACCGGTGCAGCCACCAGCGAACCCGGTGCCGCCGCAGCCGGAGCCGATTCCGCCGCAGCCGGAGCAGCCGCCGCCGCGCCAGTCGATGAACGGCGGAGCAAAGCGTGAGGTGCTGTGATGGTTGAGGTCAACGTCAATGCCACGTGGCGCATGTCGCGCCTCGAATTCCAGACGCCATACAACGTGCCGCACAGCGTGATTGGTTACGGCGAAGTGCTGCTTGAGGAGCCCGCCACGCCGAGCGAAGGCGCGGCCATCCTGCGTGGGCCGTATCAGACCTTCGGTGAGGCCGAGCCGTCGAAGAAAGTCTACGGCACTATGGTGGGTGCGTCCGTCACCCGGCCACTGAACGACGTGCTGGAGGACACCATTGAGGTTGACGGCAAGACCATCGTCTTCTCGACAGTGGTTGATTCTCTCAAGCGCTTCATGGAGAAGTGGCGCGCTGAGGATGCGGCGAAGCCTCCGGTCCAGTTCACGCCGATTGGCCGGGCCGTTCCTCCGCCGGAGCCGTTGACGCCAATGCCGCCGCCGCCTGACAACTCCAAGGACCCGCGCGCGAACGGGTAAGAGTCTCTCTCCACCGTGGGGGTGGAGGTTACGGGAATGTCTGAGGACCGCCCGTCGTTGTCTGTGACGACGTGGTTCAAGGAAAATCAGACGCTGATGATTTTCCTGATTGCGCAAGCTCTCGCGATAGCGACGGCGGGCGCTTCCATCATTGCCTACTACGTCCGCATGGAAACACGCGTCCACATCATGGAGACGCGCGGGGCCGAGTATTCCGTTGCGCGCATGGCCAAGATGGAAGAGCGCATCACCATCATCGAACAGCGGCAGGCCCGCAACGAAGATTCGATCAAGCGCATCATCGACCAGTACTTCAAGGATGCGCCGAAATAGGAGCGACACATGCCGAATTTCACGATGATGCTTGACGCCACCAATATGAAGGTGCGCGAAACCGGCGACGGCTATCTCGTCTGTCAGCCGCGCGTTGCGCGCACGGGCATTCAGGAATATCTCGGGCACGAAGTCGGCAAGCCGCATCTGGACAAGGTCCGGGTGTGGCGTCCGGAAGCAGAGGTGTTCGCCAAGGACTCGGTCCGCTCGCTGCCCGGCAAGCCGGTCTGCGTCGAGCATCCGCCGGTGCCGGTCACCGCCAGCAACTGGAAGGACTACGCGGTCGGCTCCGTCGGCGACGAGGTACTGCGCGAGGGAGAATTCCTGCGCGTGCCGCTGATGCTGATGGATGCCGCAGCCATCGCCGAGGTGCGCTCCGGCCGGTCAGAGCTGTCGGTCGGCTACACCGCAGAGCTTCAGTGGGGCGACGGCGTAACCCCGGACGGCGAAGCCTACAACGCCAAGCAGACAACCATTCGTGCCAACCACGTAGCGATCACCCATACCGCGCGCGGTGGACCCAAGCTCCGTATGGGAGACGACGGCAAATCCAAACAACAGGAGACTCCAATGGCTACAAGGAAACTGACGGTAGACGGCATCGTCATCGAAATGGACGAGCGGGACGCATCGCTTGTCGAGCGGGCGATTGCCAAGCTCGAAACCGAAGTGGCGAACGCCAAGACGCAGCAGACGAATGACTCCGCCTCTGCCTCCGCAGTCGCGCAGACCAAGGACGCCGAGATTGCCACGCTGAAGCAGCAGCTTGCTGACTCAAAGGTGACGCCGAAGAAGCTGCAAGAGATGGCGCGCGACCGCTCGCGGGTCGAGCAGAAGGCCAAGGCATTGCTCGACAGCTGCGTCTGCGACGACAAGACCGATGAGGACATCCGTCGTCAGGTCGTCAACGCCAAGCTCGGCGATACCGCCAAGGCTTGGACTGACGAGATGGTGACGGCATCGTTCAACACGCTGGCCGTCAACGTTGCCGACGCTGGCTACAGCAACAACCTCGACGCCGTGCGCCATGTCGTCATGCAAAGCGACAACTTCACCGGCGGCGGCGACCCGACGGCGAAGGCCTATGCCGAATACGACAGGGATTTGTCCGAACGCTGGAAGACCGCAGGCCGACGCACGGCCTGATCCGTCTCGCGACGGATTATCGAAGACCCACAACTCAATTCAACAGGAGACAAGACAATGGCTGACGTTAACGAACAGCAGAGGAATGAGACGCAACAGGCGCGTTCCGACCGCACGGGTTTGATTCCCGCGCCGAGGGACGCGGTAGTGACGCCTTACGGCATTCCGCAAACCACGTTCCCGGAGCGGATGCGAGCAGGCATTCCCGGCATGGTCAACCGGATGGTGCTCTACAACGCCATCTCGCGAAACTGCGCCACGGCGGCGGGCATTCCGTACTGCCGTGCGGTGAGCCAAGGCACCCTCCCCGAGGACGCCGTCATCGGCGGCACGCTCGCGGGCTTTCTCGGCATCACCATCCTTGACCCGACGCTGGTGCACTTCACTGCGGGCATGGCTCCGGAAACCTACGCGCAGACGATGGAGATGGGCATCCTCACGCAGGGCCAGATGTTCGCAACGTCTGTCGTTGCGATCACCGCAGGCGACCCGGTGCACTTCGTTGCGGCGGACGGCACGCTCACCAACACGGGCGCTATCGGTCCCGTTCCGGGCGCGCGCTGGGTCTACACCACGGCTCCCGGCGCACTGAACTCCGTCACGCTCGGCATCCAGCGCTAACCACGTCATCCCGACGTAAAGCACTTCACAGTTTTCAGAACCCCGTCAGGAGGCGGCAATGCGAGACTTTTACACACGTGACGCGCAGCAAAGCGCGTACAACTTCGTGGTCAACCAGAACACGGTGATCGAACGCGAGGTGGTGAAGATCCAGTACCCCGACGTTCAGTACCCGGACCTTGTCCCGGTGGACACGGCGACCGGCAACGAATGGGTGAAGTCGATCACGTACTACTCACAAGACATCGTGGGTAAGGCGGACTTCTTCCATCACACCGCGCTTGACGTGCCAATCGCCGAGCTGACCCGCGAGAAGTTCGAGCGCGGGATGGAGATGGCGGCCATCGGCTATCGCTGGACCATTGAGGAAGTGGCGCAGGCGATGGGCCAGCCGGGCGTCAACCTCACCGCTGACAAGGCCACCGCATGCCGACGCGCCTACGAGGAATTCGTGGACGACATCGCGCTGCGCGGCTCGGTGCCGAAGGGCATGCAGGGCCTCATCAACTCGTCACTGGTGACAGCAACGACGGCACCTGCGGACGGCACCGGCTCGGCCACGACGTTCGCGAGCAAGAGCAACGATCAGGTCATCCGCGACATCAACGGCGCACTGACCGGCATCGCAAGCGGCACCAACTGGCTCTACTACGCCGACACGATCCTACTTCCGCCGGGCGTGCTCGTCGGCTTGGCCGGACGCATGTTCGCCAACCAGCCGATGACGCTGCTGGAGTGGCTCAAGCAGTACAACGTGCTGACGGTGCAGACCGGACGACCGTTGACCATCGCAGGCGTGCGCGGGTTGGAGACGGCGGGCTCAGGCGGAATCTCCCGCATGGTCGCCTATCGTCGTGATCCGCAGGTGCTGAAGATGTGGATTCCGATGCGCCACAAGTTCCTGCCGGTCTGGCAACGCGGGCCGATGGTGTTCGACGTGCCGGGCATCTTCCGCATCGGTGGCGTGGAAATCCGGATGCCTGCGGCTATCCGTTACTTGGACGGCGTCTAATCGCGGCGCTAATCGCGGCGCGGATTCCGGGACGACACGATTAACACGATTAACAGGAGGGCCTGATGGCCAAGGTTAAGAACACCAGCAACCAGCCGCGCGGCTTCATCACGGAGGATGGCGGTCAGGTGACCGTCATGCCCGGTGAGGAGAAGGAATTCAACCTGACCGAGGCGGACTACAAGAAGCTGGAGGAGATCGCCGCCAGCACTGACCCGGCGATTTATGAAATCAGCGGCGGCCCCGGCGGCGTCAAGAAGCTCACCGCGAAGGAGCAGAAGGAAGCCGACGCCAAGAAGGCCGAGGCCGACGCCAAGAAAGCCGCCGACGAGCAGAAGGCAGCAGAAAAGAAGTAAGCCGATGGCCTTCAACGCAACGCTGCCGCCGACCGTCGCCGAATTCAGGAGCGCCTTTCCTGAATTCGCCGAGGTGCCTGACAGCAAGGTCGAGTTCGAATTGTTCTCGGCCATGCAGTGGGTGGACACGTACTGGTCACCCATCGACGCCAAGCTCGCGGTCATGTACTCGGCGGCGCACTTCCTCTCCATGCACGACACCGCGAGCGGCGGCGTCATTTCCGGCGACGAGGGCGGCAGCGGCGGCGGCGGCGGAGCGGTTGATCCTGAAGTCGGCAAGATATGGGTGAGAACCGTTCGCTTCCGCGACCGCATGATCACCTATGACCGCGTCGATGCTTCGGACGCGACCGGAGGGTCTTCCGGCACGGGCTCCGACGCGTCGGAATTCTGGGAGGCCACCTACTACGGCAAGCGCTACCTCTCGTTTCTGCGTCGCAACGTTCCTCATGTGGCGGTGATCTGATGGAATACTCTCTGAATGTGAAGCGCTTGCGCATGAAGGCCGTGGTCGATTCCATCGACGGCGGCAACGGCAACGGCTCAATCGAACTGCGCAGCGCCGATGGCCTCATCCTCGCGTCGCTGTTGCTCCAGAAGCCGTCGTTCTATCTGGTCGGCGACGACTTGCAGCTGTGCGCACCGACCACCGGCTACGTGACGGCGGCCGGGCTCGCCACCGTCGGCACCATCTCGGACGGCACCGGCACACTGGTGATCGACGCGATGACAGTCGGCACCGACACCACCGAGGACAATATCCACGACTTCGAAATCAACCTCGACACGACTGTTCTGGAGATTGGCAAGCAAATCACCATCGTCAGCGCGACAATCGAACATGGCTAGACGCACCAGCAAGGTCATCCTCCCCGACATCATGCACCCCGTCGATGATGAGATCGACAAGATATGGGGCGAGCAGGTGGTGATGCGCCCGATGATGGTGCAGAGCACCGGCTATCGCGAGGCGGTGCCGGACCCGTCGCGCATGGTGGTGATTGCTATTGGCGTCTATGACCAGACGCGTGGCGCGGTCGAGCCAACCGGTGGCGGGTCGATCCATCAACAGGCAACGTCGGATGTCTCGCTGAGCATCCGCTGGGAGCACACCGAGCAGGCGAAGCTCCAGAAGGGCGACCGGGTGTACTTTCCCGAGCGCGACGAGCTTTACGACGTGAGCTTCATCCACCCGGACCCGGGCGGGCGGCCAGACGTGCACCTGTTGCGGGTGCTTGAATGAGCGTCGTCCGCATGCTGATGCGGATGTGCGCCGTGGCGGCGCTGCGTGGCGAGACGTGGGCGGACGACCGCGTGTTCGACAGTGATAACACGCCGCTGTCGCAGGCGCTGACGCTGAACGCTGCGGCCAAGCCGTATATCGTCGTCTACACCGACGTGGACAATCGCCTCAACCTTGAGGGCACCGACGTGCTCAACGTTGATCGCGAACTGGCGCTGGTGCTGGAAATCGGCGTGGCCAGCAAGATTGAAGGCCCGACCGGCGAAGCGACCATCAAGACGCCGCTCACCGACGAGGGCATGGAAATCGCTCTCGACATGATTGAGAGCCAAGTTATCGGCGCGCTGTTCGCCGACCCGCGCAGCCCGTGGGGCGAAATTCTGAAACACATCGTCATGCGCGTGACCCGCGTGTCGGGACAGCGCGGCGCATCGGCCGAGCGCGACCGGCGCTGGGCGGCGCGACAGCTGACCTTCGTCTGCGACGTGATTGCGGACTTGCCGCCGGGCGTGCCGGTCCCGGCCGGACACCCCATCAGGGAGTTCATTCGCGTGGCGAAGCTGAACCCGGGCATGGAGCACGCTGGCGAGATTTGCGCGGCACTGACCAGTCAGGAGATCGCGCCGAAGTGGGAGCAGGTGCAGGCGTGGCTCGGCGTTCGCAGGCACGTGCTGCGCGGCATGGGGCTTGCGCCACTGTCGTCCGACCTGCCGACGATGGCGACGCCATACGGCGACGACCTGACTGACAAGGATGGTGAGGCACCGATCCTGCGCGAGCTTGGGGCTGATGACGTGGACATGAACGACGACCCGCTGAAGGGGCTGATCGACATGCAGACGATCCGCACCAACGTGGTGAAGATCGCGCCGAAGGATACGCCGGACAAGGTGGAGGCGGATGGCGAAGTCTCCCCCTAGCGGCGTCAGCATCAAGGTGGATACCACCGAGCTGGAAGAATTCAGCAAGCGCATTGCCAAGGCCCAGAACGTGACGGCTCCATCCATTCTGGCTGGGCTGAACGACCTTGGTGACCAGCTGGTGGCGACGATGGCGCGCGACCTCGCAAGCAGCACCGGGCTTTCGCTCGAACAGGTACGCGGGCTGATGAAGGTCACGCGCGCGAGCACAGTCGGCCGGACCATGCACTACGATGTGAAGGTGAACCACGGCGTGTTCGCCAGCGAAGCCGCGCGCAGGCTCGAAGGCAGGCGCGAGGATACGGACTTCGGTCAGCGACGGCCGGGCACGCTGGTGGTCGTGGTGAGCAAGAAGGACGAGCTGGTTTGCCCGGACTGCGAGGAGCTTGAAGCGGCCGGTCCGATGCCGGTCGAGGTGGCCGAGCGCCACGTGCCAGCACATCCGAACTGCCGCTGCATCATCATGCCGTATGTGCCGAAAGGCAGGCGGTTGCCGGTGACGTTCACGACGGTATCGGGCACCGACCCGCGCAAGCGCATGGGCGGCAAGGCACCAGTCAATGTTGACCTGACGCTGCGGCAGATGGCTGAGGCCATCATCAACAAGGCGGTTTCAAGAGTTCGCATCGAATTGACGAAGTGAGGTTCTCATGGCCGACGCAATCCAACGTGTTCTGATGCAGCTCGCGGACGTTCGCCGCCGGATGGCGAACCAGTTCGTGGTCGGTACCGTGCATGAGGTGGATGGCGACCAGCTGCGGATGGTCATCGGCAAGGACAACAAGGGCAAGGAAATCCTGTCGCCTTGGCTGGACACCTCGAACCATCGCGGCGGCGCGACCGAGTCACGCTTCTACAAGAAGGGCCAGACACTGTCGGTGACCTGCCCGAACGGTGACCTCGCGCAGGGCATGCTCTCGCCCTACGCGCCGAGCAAGGAATTCAAGCGGCCCGAGCACGCCAACAAGAACAGCGAAGGCGAGGAAAGCTACCAGCTCGAAGACTATCGCCAGAAGCAGAGCAAGGACGGCGTCGATATGTGGTTGCAGGGCGGCGACCAGAAACAAAGCGGCGGGCAGAGCAAGGAAGGCCACACCGGCGGCGACAAGGCCAAGGTGAAGATGCGGATGAATGGCGACGGCGGCATCACGCACCGCTTCGGCAAGGACAACCGTCTCGCGGCAAACAAGGAAGGCGCGAAGATACGCAGCAAGACCGACTGGGTGGTCGTGACGGACGGACGCATCGTCATCTCGAAGCCGCCCATCATCGGCAAGGACCCGATGAAGAACGACGACAAGTAAAACTCAACAGGAGAGCGAAGCATGGCCTACGTTCAGAAATACTTCATCTATGACCCGAGCGTGCGCGAAGGCGACGAGCTTGGCGGCATTCGCGTGCAGAAGGACGACGACGGGCTGCATGTGAAGTCCTCGCCGATGTGGGCGCAATACTTCATCGACCAAGGCCTGATGGGCATGGACCCGCTGTCGAAGCTGAAGGAGAAGTCCAAGAAGTTTCTTGCGCAGACCACGCGCGGGCGTTCGACCAATCCGGACCAGCTGCCGAAGCGCGTGGCGAAGTACACCGAGCTTTCGCAGTCCGGCAAGCCGCGCTTCTCGCTGAAGGAGCAGCTGGGCGGGAAGCGGAAGGCCAAGCGCCGTGCTGACCCGCGCAAGGACAGGACGCCGCAGCCGAAGCCCGCGCAGGACCCGCCGCGTTCGATGCCAACCTCGAAGCCCGGAGCGGCGGTGACTTGACGTGGCAGGCTACGTTTACGACGCGAATCTGGACATATGGCCCGACCTTAAAAACGGTCGGATCGTTCTCGCGCCCGTGCGCATCGGCATGGACCGTCACACCGGCAAGATGATCACGGGCTGGGACCACGTCGTCCAGTCGCTGCTGCTGATCTTCTCCACCCGCTATCACGAGCGGGTGTTGCGTCGCTGGTGCGGCTCGTTTGTGCCGCACCTGATCGGCGAGAACGCGACGGTGCCGACGATTGCCCGGTTCTACTGGGCCATCGCCACCGGCATCGACCTGTGGGAGCCGGGCTACCGCATGCAGC